ATTCGGAGGAATTGCTAACCTCTTGCTTTCATTATATTTATTATTTTGCTAATCAAATAATTTATTGCAGATCTTCCGAAGAATTGGAATATCCTTGTCAGAGAGCCAGTAGTTAAGACCCTCAATCTTGATTCCCTTCTCCAAGCAAGGCATAGCTTCTTTGATTAACTCTTCACAATCTATCTTTCCATCATGGTTCAAGTATTCCCACTTTGGATCTAGAAGACACATATAGAGTCTCTTGGTTAGAGCTACCCCACCCTTGTGTGATTCAAAGATAGGATGGGGATTGATAGCCCTAGCTAATGCATATTCTTGAAGAAAGGCTTTGAATACTTGATTCAGTTGATATTCATCTAAAAGCACTTTCTTTCCTTAATTTAAAAGTATCCTTAATTCTACATATCTTTTGACTTAGATCAAAGATTTTAGTTGACAATGTTTTAATATATAAAGAGAAGAGAGTTACGGAACTTCGCTTTGGTAAACCAAAGCTCGTTCCTACACTCTCTTCTCTTAAAATAAGCAATTTAAGGCTTATTTATATCTCTATAAGGGGGTTACTACCCTTAATCCTATAAATGCTCATAGTGAAGCATTTAGAGGCATTTCTGAGCATTTTAAACACTCTTCCAAGGAGTGATTCTACAAGTAAATTGTAATGGATCCTTAACTCCAAAGTCCCATGTCTTCCATCCAAAGAGAAGTCTAAGAGCCTTGTCCTTCTTGAAAGGGTAGACCCAGACTAGATAGAACATCCAGCACCTAAGTTTATTGCCATGTTCCACTGTTTCATATCTGTAGATCCCACCATCTCTTAGAGGCTTCTGCATAGGGAAGTAGTTGTCTCCAACTTGGATGGCATAGCCTAGGACTTCTCTCTGAAAGTTCACAGCTGGATTTCTAAAGATCCAGTGAACCTGTTGAAGATAGGAATTCTTATAGTTGTATTTCTTTTGATGGTCTGGGTCACCTCTTAAGTCAGTATTTGGTGTAGTACACCACCAGAACCATGTACCCTTCAAACTGTAGTTCTTAGCAAACAAAGGGGCGATTGGACAAACTATCCAAGCCCCTAGAGTGCTTAAGAACTGGAATGGGAGAAGGGCAATCCACTTAAGGAATGCCATAACTGTTACTCACCTTGCAGTTGATTAATCTCTTCTCTCCAAGCCTTTCTATTGGCTAGAACTTCTGCATATTCTTCAGTAGTAGCCTCACCTTCAGCAATCTTGATGACCACGTAATCAGTAGAGGAGAGCAGTCCTTTCAGCTCAGAGATTCTTTGCTGTTTGGCTTCTTCAGCCTTTTCTTCAGGAGTCTTCTGTGGCTTGGCAGTAACTTGCCAAGAAAGATCATCATCACGGGTGATCTGATATTCCTCAGAACCTTCAGTTAGCTTCTGGAAAAGCTGACGAAGTTCTTCATCATGGGCTGTATGAGTATAATGAGATACTTTACCCAGAGCCACACACTCTGAAGCAGTCTTAGGCTTGGCTATTTCCTCCCAAGAACCATTGACAAACTTATAGAAGAAATCTTCCTTAAATGCTGGTTCTTCAAAAGTAGAGTTGGGAGGCATCAGGTATTCACCTGAAACAGGATCAGGTTGAGCAAGGCTTATAGAATCAAAGAAGCCTTCTTCATCATAAACATAAACAGTTTTTAGTTCAGATTTCATTGGATATCCTAAAATCGTAATTAACGATAGTTTAAACCAAAAAAAATTGTATATAAACAGGATCCAATAAGCAAGAAATTATGCCTTTATCCTCAGCTCAAATTAATAAACTTGAACCAAAGGAAAGAAGATACACTGTATCTGATGGTCATGGATTAACTTTAAAAATTTATCCCTCAAGTACCAAATCTTGGGTGCTAAGAGTATCTTCTTTTGGAAAGGTGCAAGATATTAAACTGGGAAACTACCCTGAAGTATCTCTTGCTCATGCCAGACAATTGGCAAGAAGAAAAAGAAAAGAATTGGAACTGTCCCCTTCAAGAGGATATACCTTGAATGATGCTTTCAAACTATGGAAAGATCTTAAGAGAGGAAGGATTGTTTCTTATAAGGCGGAAAAGAGAAGAATAGAACAATGCCTGATAAGATATCTAGGAAATAAGCAATTAGATGAAATATCTGCTCCTCAAGTAATCCACATATTAAAGCCGCTGGAAAAAGAAGGTAAAAGAGCCAGTGTAAAGAGATTGCTTATGAGGATGAGAGAAATGTTGGACTATGCAGTATGTGCTGGATATATACAGCATAATCCTTTGCAAGGAGTTAGCAGAGTATTTGCTTCACCTACCACTAGACATATGTTATCTCTTCCTTGGGAGAATCTTCCTGAAATTCTAAAAGAAGTTTCTACTGGATCCAGAAGAAATCAACAGTTATTTCTGGTCCAACTAATTTTAATGCTAAGACCAGGAGAAGCAGTTAAATTAAAATGGGATTGGATCCAAGGAGATACTTTAGTAATTCCAGCAGAAGAAATGAAAAAGAGACAAAAGCATAGAATTCCCTTACCTAAAGGAATTCATAATCTCTTTCAAATAATAAAGAAAGAATCTCCCCATCCTAGATCCAGATTTGTATTTCCTTCTTTATACAATGGGAGTAAGCACATATCTAATCAGACTTTAGCTAAATATTTAGCTACTACTAGATTAAAGGATCAACTTGTTGCTCATGGATTAAGAGCTATAGCCAGATCTTGGATGGCAGACAATAAGTATCCTTTTGAAGTAAGTGAGGCTTGTTTGTCTCATGTGGTTGGATCCAGAGTATCTAGAGCTTATCAGAGAAGTGATTACCTAGTTCAAAGAGAACCAATTATGGAAAAATGGTACTCATATATTAGTAATTGTGCTGAATGTGCTGGTGTTTTAGAAGATTTATTAATTAAACCAAATAGTTAGGCTAATATTATAACTTATCTGTTATTGTGCTAGGCACAATAAAACCAATTTAAATATACAGAGTATTTTGGAGGATTACTGAGAAATTTTTAGGAAAAGTTAACTTCCAAACATTAGTGGTCATCTTGGGTTTTTAATCTCAGATACAGCAAATGATAGAAAAAATATTTGGGAAGGGTGTTTATCTTGGGATGGTTGGGGGCCTTCAATGGTACCTTTAACTGAAAGTAAAAATGCTTCTTTTGACATTGCTTTGAATGCTTCTAAAGTAAATTCAATTTATGGTTCAGATTCCACAGGTAAAGTTCAAATTCCATCATTAAGAACTTTAATAGCCATTAGATACTGACCTACCAAACATCACAGGTAAAATTATTCACATGGCAACCGATGGCTACTTATCAAGTAACGACGGGTGTTTTATGTATGATGAAAATTACAATTCAGACCGACAGAGCGGTGGACTTGGTTTTGCTAGGCAGAATGTAACTTTTTCTGCCAAGAATAGCAACTCCATTTACGGCAAAACCAGTACTGTTCAAAATCCAGCTATCCAGGCGCTTATTGCTATCCGATATTAATTTCCAAACATTCAAGGTAATGTTTGGATGCTAGGAACTTCTCCATGTGGTTCTTCTGATCCAGCAGCTGATAAATGTTTTCACTGGCTTCATGGGGAATCTGGTGTTGGAGCTACTAGTGCTTCAGTAGATGCATACCATAGATGGGATTTAGCATTTGATGCAAATTATGCTAATAGTACCTATAAAAATAATCAATCTACTGTTCAAGCTCCTGCTATAAAAGCGCTAGTAGCCATTAGGTATTGAGTCCAAACATCACAGGGCAAACGGGTGAAGTTTTTTTGGGAAGCCTCCAATTTGGCAATCAAGGTGCTATTTTTAATACTTACGGAGATGGTGTCCCTATGACAGGAACCCTTGCAAATACACATTGGGGTTCACCTTGGGTAGCTTCTGATGGTAACGCAGACTTTGGGTGTATAAAAATGGATGCTTCAAAATCAAGTGCAATTTATGGATCTAACTCAAAAGTTCAGATTCCCGCCATTAATGTACTTGTAGCCATTAGGTATTGATTTACCAAACATCATTGGTAATGTGCGGTTTTCAGCCATTAAATTCAGCAATAGTAATCAAAATGCTATTTTGGATAATGATGGTTGTTTTACCCACTCGGATGATACAATTAACGTTAAAGCTGTTACAGGATCAGATGTGGGTCTTTTAAGATCATTGCTCACTTTGAATGCAAAGAACTACAATTCAATTTATGGCAAAACCAGTACAGTTCAATCGCCAGCAATTAAAACTTTGATAGCTATTAGGTATTAACAATAAACCCCACAATTAAGTGGGGTTTTCTTTAGTATCTGATAGCTACTAGAACTCTTAGTGCAGGAGGTTGAACTTTTGATGTTGCCCCGTAAATAGCATTGGATTTGGACGAATCAAAGTCGGCATACTGCGAATACGCCTTAACTTCATCACTAACGGGAACTGAGTAGTGCTGGTAAGACATGTCATTCTGTACGTTATGGAACGCTCCCAAGACACTTTTTATGATTGAATTATCACCGAACGAAAAGAAATTTAGTCTTCCGCTGATGTTTGGGCACTCAATACCTAATCGCTACTAAAACGCTCAATGCGGATGGCTGTACAGTACTTGACTTGCCATAAATGGAGTTAGACCAAGAAGCATTAAGATCTAAATATCTTTCCCACTGTTCTCCAGTACTGCTGTGTGCCATTGCACGCCAACTTTCATCTCTAGCTTCATTTGATAATGCACCAGTCTTGCCATTACCATAGGCATATAGATTGTGTGTTCTTCCGGTAATGTTTGGTCTTAATACCTAATAGCTACAAGTGTTCTAATGGCAGGCATCTGGACTGAGGAACTTGAGCCATAAATTGCGTTTGATTTTGAAGCGTTCATTTGTACAAATCCAAAATTCCCTGTGCCATTAGAATTATCTTTCCAATCTGCACTCCAACGTGTATTTGCAAAGTTTTCTGTTACAGGATTATCATAAAAGTCAACATTAAAAATAGCGCCTGTATTTCCGGTTTGGTACTGTCCTAAGAAACTTTCACCTGTTTTACCTGTAATGTTTGGTAACCCACTTTCGAGCTTGGTACCGACCTGAGAAAGAGTGTTTGTACCCTGTAGAACTCTGCCATCTAAGTTAGGTAAATTGAAGGTCGTAGAGCCATTACCAGCACCATAAGTAGTACCAATAACAGCAAAAAGTGCAGCATAAGTTGTACGAGAAACAGCAGCACCATTGCATAGCAGATAGCCAGTTGGAAGAGTTTTGCCTGCAAATAAAATATATGAACCAACAGGACGGCTCTGATTTAGAGCATCAATAACAGCCTGCTTAACTTGAGCTTTCGTGTATGTAGTCATGATAAAAACTTTACCTAATAGAATTAATTATTTTGTCCAAGTATCGCAACCTTCAACAAGGCCAGCAATTAAACCATCTAATTCAGCAGAAGCGGTACTAATGGCATTATCAACAAATGCTGTTGAAGCTGCATAAGTACTGCTATCTCCAGCAGTTGCTGTAGGAACTTTAGGAGAAGATGTAAATGTCTTTTCTCCAGCAATGCTTTGGTTGCCAGTTAGCTTAACAACATCAGTATCATTAGCTTTATCACCAACAGCTTCCTGAACAAATTCAGTAGAAGCGGCGATTGTTGAATTGGTTCCCTTAACAGCGGTAGGAACCTTGGGTGAACTTGTAAAAGTCTTAACACCAGAAATAGATTGATTGCTTGTTAAACTGACAACATCATCTTTTCCAGCGGCATTATCAGCAACTTCCTTAAGTGCCTTGGGAGTAACTGCAACACCACTTGAAGCATCAGCAGTACCAACTGAGTCACTTAAAGTAATACCACCAACTAAAGAATTGGTAGCAACAGGAATAATACTTGATTTTAGTTTTGGACCTGCACCAGAATTTTCATACAGATCTTGAAGAAGTTTAGGAAATCCCATTATTTTCACTCTTAGGTAAAGAAATTAAAGTATCTTCTAAAGACTGCTCAGGAGTTTGTTTAATCCCACATAGAGTATTAAATATGGGCATTCTCCATTCTGGTAAAGGAGCTGCATAAACATTAGCTCTTAACCATTCTTGCTGAGTTATAGAAGCAGGGGTAAAGTTTTTATCACCAACAGTTGAATACCAAGTATAAATAACCAGAGATGGTTTCTCTGTATCAGTGACAGGTCTCTTTATGCCCATGCAAGCATAGCAATAAACCTGACCATTAGTACCAGGATATTCTTTATCCCACCAATCAAAGAAATAAACTAGAGCAGGGTTAGGAATACTTGTGGATGAATCATAAGCAGATTTAACCAGCTTAAAATGGATCCCTAAATCATCAACGATTTCCTTAATAGGATCCTTATCCTTTAACTGAGACAGAGACCTAATTTGCATCATTTATGATAAGTATCCAAAATAGCTAGTCCACAAGCAGCCGCTAAATGGAGAAGATTCTCCTTCCATTTAGCAATATCTCCTTTTGATTCAGCATCCTTTAATTCCTGATACTCCATATCAATAATCTTGTTGGGAGTACCCATTAAAGAGTGCCAAGTCTGAGGAGGATCCCATAAAATCTTAGAAGCATCTTTAAAGAACTCATGCTTTTGATCTTTATCTTTATGATGCTTTTCTTTATGGCAAATGATTAGATAGGACATAATATTTTAAAGGAGTGATTACATTAAAATTATTATATGCAATCACCCCTTAAAGTCAATTAACCAGCAGTAGTGGTAGCAGCTGGCTTAAGTTGATTAATCAGATAAGCTGTCTGAGCATTCAGTTGAGCAGTAAGATTCTTCTCTGTTTCAAGAGCAGAAATCTTAGCCTTGGCATCAGCTAACTGATTCTGCATATTTTCATATGCAATCTCCCTTTGGAGTTCTCTACCCTTGCAAGCTTCATCAGAAATCTGGTGACCAAGGACACAGAAACCCATTTGATTTTGAGAAGCAAGCTGTTGGCTCTGGAGACGATTCTCAAAACCCTGAGTGGTAATATTATTATTAATGCCACAGAGCTGACCTGAGACACCACCAATAGCACCAACAATGGCATCACCAGTCTGATTGATCAGGTTGCCAGCAAACATGTTGGAGTTATTGGCTTGCTGAAGAATAGCTAACTGAGCGGCTTGAGCAGAATCATCAGCATGGGCAATCTGATTGGATAGAAGAGTAGAGTCAGTGCCAGCATTGCCTCTATTGCCCCATCCCCAGCCTCCATTGCCGAAGAGCATACCACCAAACATACCACCTAAGAGACCAGCACCAAGGCCACCTCCTAGGAATCCATCACTATTACCAGTAGGTAATACGGAAATATTCTCGCTCATAATAAATCACACCTCAATTTACTATGTAAATTGTTAACTCACTTCCAGCTGATAAAGCAAATGTAAACTCAATAGAAGTTGAACTGCTATCAACATATTGTTCACTGGATCCCCTCTTACAAAGCATTCCATTAAAGAATACGATCATCTTATCCGAATTAACAGTATGGGCTGGAACAGTGATAGCAGTTCCTGAAGCTATATCGCTGGATATAGGAATATTAGTTACAGAAACAGTTGATTGATAATCTGTAATATCACTAATACTGTGAGTGTGAGAAGTCCTAGCAAAATAATTTTTAAAGTTAGTTGCCAGCCTTGCTAAGTTAGCTGGGGAAACATAATTAAATGACATAAGATATTCTTACACTCACAAAAAGTATTAGGCTAACAGAGCGTCAACTTCAGCATTCGTCATGGGAACGAAATTAGCCGTTGGCGTATAGGCAGAAAGATCCACCACACCAGCAAGCACGTCCCAAGCCGTACCATCCCAAGCCACATTGTCACCAGCCTTAACACCAGCGGCAACATTAGCCTGAGCCACATTCCACACATCACCCACAGCCTGACCAGAAGCAGGAAGTTCAGCATACGTATCAACTGAACCCTTGTAGTGGAATGAAGAAGAGACAAGACCATCAACCTCAGCCTTGGTATAAGCATCAGTAATGCCATACTCAGCAAGGGTATCAGCGTCAACTAGAGCATCATAAGCGGCTCTCTTCGTAGCATTAATGCCAGAGTTAGCAGCAGCCTGCTGATCAGCAGTAGCCACATCAGAAAGCTGTGTGGGAACTGTCACATCAACAACCTTGCTCGTAGGAGTAAGAGCAACACCATTAACCTTGACACCCTCAAGCACATTAACCTGAGCCTGAGCTTCAATGCCGTCAACCTTGTCCTTCAGACCAGCACCAGTCGTAGCATTAGCACGGATGGTAGCCAGATCCTCAATGTTGTCCTGCTTCGTGCCAAGAGCAGTCTTAACACCAGCAGCATAACGAGTTAGGTTCTCTACGGAAACGTAATTAATATTAGCCATTTAGATTAAACCTTCAATAATAGCGTCTATTTGTTCATCGGTTGCAGGTTCCATACTTTCAATATTTGCCTGCAAGACATTCCAATCTGAATCAGAGAATGTTTCTTCATTAAAGTCTCTAACACAGATTATTAAATCTCCCACTTCACAGAGCTGACCAGCATAGGTACCAGCTTCAGCAACTGAATACTGATCACCCTTATGGTAACCTGTAACAGGGAGTCCCTTAGCTAGAGTAACTGCACCCTTAAATGAATTGCCGTCCAGAATAATCTGTTCAACCTTATTATCAAGTATAGTTATCCTATCTAATATCTTCGTTTCATCAATTAAAGAATCTTTCAGATACTGAACATCATTCTTTAACTGAAGAATATTATCTTGAACCTGCTGGCTTTCCCCAATGTTGTAAGGAACAGTCCAAACATTAAGAACATCACCAACTCTTAATGGGAAATTGAATGATAGCTTATAAGCTTCCTGCTTGAATTCACCAATTTCCAGATAATCAATGTTCTGAGCAAGAACAATTCCATTAAGACTTACGCAAAGGTGCTTCTTACCAGCTATATACTTAAATCCTTCTGGAATAGTAACTTCAGTGCTGGCAGGAACTAATTCTTCATTAACCCAAGTAACCTGATTGCAAACAGTACTTTCATCTGGTTCAAAAGTTTCAGTATCCTGATCATAGGTACCTTTTAAAGGCACTACCCAAGCACAGATCTGATCACCTGGATTAACATTGATAAGAAGATTAACCGAATTGGATCTAGAGAACTTACGTCCTAGCTCCTCATACTGATAACCCTCATACCAAACAACACCATTGCAGGTAATTCTTAACTGATTGGTTCCAACAATATAGTTAATGCCATGAGGTAAAGCTAACTGAGTTTCAGCTCCTGCTCCATGAGCAAGTACTTCAACTTCCCTGTGGCAAGTAAGAAGGAATCCATCAACTAATCCCTCAGCCATCTGCTGAAGTCTGGTGGAATAATCATCACCAACATTAAGGATATTCTGCTCTGAAGTAATTTCAGCATTAGTTATGCCATTCAGAGCACCATCTTTGGCTTCTTGGATTTCAGTAAGAGATGTTTCTTTAGCTTCGTTAATATCATCTAACTTTTCGTTAGCAACATCTCTAACTGTATCTGGAAGAGTAAGAATTTCTGGAATGGCTTCAGCTACTTCAGAAATAGCATCAACATTATTAGAAATGTTTTCAACTAATTCCTTGTTCTCATTAATCCAAGTAACTGATTCATTGAACTGATTCAGAGCAGGCAAATGGAAGTAAACAGTCTTAACTACATAGTAAGACTCACCTAGCACATGATCTATGATGGGAACAGGCTGGTTGCTTCCATAAGGATGACTATGAGGATGCATTGGAGGAATGCCATATCCTCTACCGTTATTCATGGGTCTTGGAGGTACTCCACCTTGAGGTGGGGGAGGAAATTCAGTTAGTAGTCTTGGTTCCATTTGAAACTCTTAATTTTGTTTCTTTCAGTATATTTAAAAAAGAATCCTAAGCAAATATTTTTTATACCCAGCCATTCTTTCTAAACTTAAACCCAGTAGTACTCTCGGTAACCCCTATTGAATCACTGATAAGTGCATCCTGAATTATTCCTTCATATATGGCTTGGAACTTTTGAGCATTAACCACAGCTTCCTGAGT